GCGCCAGCCCCACCAACCGCACCAGCACCGCCGCCGCCACCGCCGACGCCACTATCGAACGTCAGTTCATGGATGCCAGCGCCGCCATTCCTTCCCTGCGCTGGTGACGTTGACGGGGTATTCCCCGCGCCTGCCGATTGCGTGTTATAGCAACCGCCACCACCAGACCCGCCCGCCGTCGCACCACGACCGCCACCTGATCCGGTAATGGAACTAAAAATGCTGTTCGTTCCATTCGCGGCGCTTCCTCCGCTTCCACCAGCACCAATGGTAATCGTGTACGCGCTCGAACTGACGGAAAAGCCGGAGGCGGCCAGATAGCCACCCCCACCACCGCCACCGCTAGAGACAGTATCACCAGATACACCGCCGCCGCCGCCACCGCCGACCACCAGATATTCCACGAGGCCGCCTTTGGAAACCGTCAGTGTGCCACTGGTCGTAAACGTGTGAATTTTATAGTTACCGCTGGTGGTGACCGTTCCACCCGTTGCCGCGACAAAGCCGCCAGACTTTTGCCACCCTTTACGGCTCAGTGCGCCAGTCGCTGCAAAAATCGGGCTCATGCTTTCGCCTGTGTTTGTGAGGCGATCACGGTGAACGTGGCCACGGCGGTCTTGATAATGGCGTAGGTGTAGATGTCGATTGAGTTCGCGTTTCCCGCTGTCGGGGCAACGCCACCGAGCCACTTTGGGGTATTGGCGGCACCGTCAATAGTCAGCGCGTTGTTGTAGTAGGGCGTGGCCCCCTGCGTGACAAGGTGCGCTACCGTAATCGCCTCACCAACCGCCATAAGCGAATCCAGCGAAGCGGCAGACGAGCCGCGAATATTGAGCGTCCAGTTCGCGGCGGCGCTCGCGGTCGCATATACAACTGCTTGCGTCAGCACATCGTAGGCAATAGTGCCAGTCGCGGCGACGGCGGTCACCGTAGTAACCTCCTTGACTTGCTGAACCTTTGTCGTGCCGGCCACCGTCAGCCCACCGACCGTACTCACTGGCAACTGTCTGGGTAGCCCAAAGGCGCTTGGCACGTTAGTAAGCCCCACCGAACGCCGTCACCTGCAACGCGGTGCCAGCAGCGGTCGTGGTCGTGCCAACTGACGCCTTTAGCACAAACGCAGCGGGAAGGTTGAGAGGCAGCGGAAACGTGTACGTTGTTGTAAAAGCTGCTGTGGTAGCCGATGGTGTGACTGCAGTCACGAGAATCTCTGCAATCAAGTAGGCGCTTGTGGCGTCATCTACCCAGATGCCAACCACGTTGGCAGCATTGGCTGTCGTAATGCCCGTGCCGCAGGCGTTGACTTGAATACTGTCAATCCGAAGGCCGTTCGTTGACGCGGGAACAAACGCAATAATGTTTGCCGCCGACGTTGACGCCGTGGCCGTTGGTGCGCGTGTCGTACAGGCGGTTTGCGCGGCCAGCGTTACAGTCTTGACGTATGGCGTCTGAGCAAAAATAGGAGTTGCGGTTACTGCCATTGTTAGAGTCCCCCGTAGTTGGTTGAAAGATATAAGTCAGTACCCGCGATGCCTTGCACGCGCACCCATGCCGTGCCGTTTGAGCGGATATAGCCACCGTCCGCGCCGGGAATAAGTCCCGCCACCGTGACGGCGGCCGATATTGTTGTCACCAAGTCGGTAAAGAACAAGTCCCACAAGGTGACGCCGGAACTGGTGATCGTTTCGGGGCGAGCATAGTCGCGCCCGTCCGTGCCGGACAGAATCGCCAGCGAATAGGTATGTCCGTTGAGTACCACGCTTGCCATTACAGTACCTCCTCACAAGAAAGAGCCGTGTCATAAAACGCAGCGCTTGACGCTTCCAGCGGATTCAATTCGCGCAACGTGGCCAGAAATGAACGCCGAAAGAGATGCACGGTGTCGTCGGCATCCCAAACAAAAAACAACTGTTCCGCAAGTCCAAGCTGCCGCTGCATTTCAAACGCATAAGTAAAAATCTCGTCCGTTTCCATGTTGTCAATCGTAAACGCTACCGAGCGCGCCCGCGGCTGGACGTTGAAATATTTCGGCCCTGCGTCCGAGCGTTGGAACGACGTTTCTGTTGACACGCCAATGGTGGCGCCGACGCTCATGTTGATCGTGGGCTGCCACGCCTTGCTCATCACCAAACGCCCCATCTGCACATAGCCCGCCGTATTGCCGATGTCGCTGATCTCGATCTTCCAGTATTGCGCGGCAGCTTCGTCAGCGGCAATATAGATAGCCGATAGGTTGTAGTTGGCTGCTTCTTCCGCGCTCATGCGGCCATCCAGCCACGACGGATCGCCTACTGGCGCAACGTACAGCGGCGACGTGATCGGCCAGCCATCAAACCAGCCGGAATCATATGTCGTCACCGTCCAGTCGCCGGGCGTATTGCTGCCCCGCACGCGGACGGCACTGGTGCGCGAGAAGTTGTGATCCACCAGCGCCACCAGCCGCACCCATTCCGCGATCCCAAAGTCGATCGTAAACTGCGCGTTCGCCAGCGACGCCGTGGTGGAACGTGTGACGCGCGCCAGCCGATCATCTTTGAGGTTCGTCAGCGGCAGCGTCGCCACCCACGAACCGCCAGCATACGTCGCGGCCGCGTTGTCGCTGACAATCGGAAACGCCATAATCGCGTTTGCCATTTATACCCACCCCGTCAGGCGTAAGGTTTTTGCCCGCGCGTCAGGTTCAATACCAATTAATCGAGCCGAGGCGCCAGTGGCAAGCCCGTAGCGCGGGTGCGTAATGCTGACCACGTTGTTTAGGTCGAGCAGCATCGTATCGGTGTCCTGCGTCACCACAAACTCAAAGCGATCCCGCCGTGTACCCCGAAGCACTTGTAAGCGGGTCGCTTCCGTCAAGGCATCAGCAGCCGAGACAATGCCCGTTTCCACGGTAATCTCCGGCGCCAGCAGGTATTTCGTTTGGACGGTGGCGTTGGTGTAGCGCACGTCCCGCCATTCTTGCGCAATCACGCCGCGCCGAGCTTCTGACACCGCAGCGGTGAGGCCGGACGTTTGCACCGTGTAGTTTCGGGCGTACCGGACAATGACCGACCAGACCGGCACGCCGCGATCTTGATCCGCGACGGGCGAGCGATAGACATTACCGATAATATCGGTCGCCACAAACGCATACGCCGGTGTTCCCGTGGCCGCGACAAACTGTTTCATCCGCATGACACCCGCTACGTCCGGCCCCCACGAGGCGCCCGCACTGGCCAGCACTTCGTCCAGCACCGCCGTCCCTGTGGTTTCCCCGTCCCACCAGAAGCCGCACTCATACGGGGCTGCCAAGTCCAGCGCGGTCACGTCGGCGCTGCTGACCACGCCCGCGCTGAACAGCAGGCGATTCTTGAGGACACGATCCGCGATCTGCGCCGGATACCGCAAAGCGGCGGTCGCGGCTTCCGCGCTGTCGCATGTCACCGGCCCCACGGGATCGGAGCCGAGCCGAAACATCCCGCCCGCGAGCCACGTATCAAACTGGCCCGCCGCCGGGATATTGGCCTCTAACGTCGCTTGACTGGCCCGCGCGACCCCTGCCGTGAGCGACACGCCCTGATCGTACACGGCGCTGATGGCGTTCACCGCGCCGTCGTTCACCTGATAGATGTTTTCGGCGGTATTGACGCAGGGCGGCGAGATGTTCGTCACGCTGCCGTACAGAATCGGCTTTGGCTTGCCCTTCAGGTCGCCCGCCACGCCGTCCACGCCAGCGGGCAACACGTTGGTGCCGCCGTACTTGGACGTTTGCAGCGGGATATCAGTCTTGAAGTCGGCCGCCCGAAGGCGCACCGTCACGGTATCCACCGAGCAATCAATCTGTTCCACCACGCCCACCAGCACCGTCGTAAAGCCGCCCGGATACGCCGCGTCCGACAAGCCGCGCCGGATCGTTACCGTGCGCCCGTCTAGCCCCAGATTAAGCAAGCTGTCAAGATCGCCGTCCTTGTTGGCCAGCACAATCTCGCCAAACGTCAACTGCGTCTTGCCTGAGGTGCGCCCGCCGCCAAACAAGTTGCGCGACAGTAGCGCGGGCTGGATTACGCGCGGATCAAAAGTCGTGTTGGCTGGCGTTTCGCTTGGCGACGTGACGTAGCCGACGCCCGTGGAGTAATACTTTGTCACGACCCCCGGCACGGTGCTATCGTAGCCCGTCAACTCGACGAGGTAGATGTACTCGCTCACGCGGCCGCCTCTCCCGACAACCTGACTTCGCGCGTCAAACTGGCGACGTCACTGCTCACGCGCGCCACGGCCTTGACGGTTTCTTGCGCGCCCGCCGCCGTCACCCGCACTAGCGTTTCCAGCCGCGCAATCACGCGCCGCAGTTCTTCTACCGTGGCCGTCGAGTTGCCGGCAAACGCCGCCGCCGAGTCAGCCGCCGAGAAGATGCGCGCCCGTCCGGTATTGATGAGTTCCGGCCCACGTTCGCCCACCAGCGCAATCCCGCCGCTATGCTCGCCACCAGAGGCGAAGAAGGGGAGTCCACGCGCGGCGGCACTAGACTGCGCCAGCATCCGGTTTAGAATGGCCGTCTGTAGCTCGGCCTGCCGCAACTGCTGCACTTGGATGTCCAACTGGCCACCGACGCCAAGCGTGGCCGCGTCGATCATCGCGCTGACATCTGCAAACGCTTGCTGATATTCGGCCGTCTGCGTGCCTTCCACGGCTGGCATTGCGGTGCGGAAATACTTCGGCAACGCCGCCTGCGCTGCGTCTTGTGCTGCTTGCGCCGACGCTTGCGAGGTTTCTTTGATCAACGTCAAGAACTGAGTCGCCAAGCCCGTCACCTTGCCGCCCGCTGCCAAGTCTCCAAACGCGGCCTTGCGTGAGGCATCCTCAAACTGGCTACGCGCTTCCGCGACTTGCTGCGACTTTGTTAGGGGCGAAAGGCCGCCCACGAGCAGCGACTTTGTGTAGCCTGCCAAGTTTTCAAACAACGAGCGCGTCGCGTCCACGGTCTTGCGGATCGCGTTCGCCGTTTGCTCGGCCGCATCCCGCGACTTCGCCAAAGCATCTATAACCTTTTGCCATGCTGGGGATATCTCCCCTAGTCCAGAGGCGAGGTTTTCGGCTGCCATCGCGCTCATCCGCGTGGCGTTGGCCGCCGTGATCTGCGCGGACAAGTTCGTCCGGTACGCGGTGCGCTCCACTTCCAGCGACTGCACATAGGCCAGCCGCGCCAGCGTGGTTTCGTCGTAGCCCTTCTTGACGGCATCCGCAAACTCTGCGACCTGCCGATTGAACAAGTCGAGCGCATCCGCTTCTTGTGTTGCACCAGCCGCGCGTAACTCCCGCGCCCGCAGGGAACGGACGTAGTTGGTCTCCTCGAACTCGGCGGCAACCTTCAAGACCAGACTGTAATCCTCGGCGGCCTTTGTCGTCGCTTCGAGCGCCTTCTTCTGACGATCATACGCAAAGCCGATTTCTTCAACCGTGTGCTGATAGTTGGCCGCGCCATCCTTACCAAAGCCGCCAGCCTTGAAGTTGGCAGCCAGCCCATTGAGCAAGTCGTCGCGTTCCTTTGCCAGCTTATTCTGCTCGCTCTCGATCTTTGCTTGACCGGTCAACCCGCGATCCACAAACGCCTGCGCAGCGGCCAGCAAGCTGTTCTGCTGCTTGACCATATCCTCTGCGTACTTCTTTGCCGCTGCCGACGCGCCCATAAAGCCCGTCACAAGGCCCGCCAAGCCACCAATCAGCGCGCCTGCACCGGCACCAATCGGGCCAAGCAACGCGCCCATTGCCGCGCCAGATGCCGCCCCTGCTGCGCCGCCGGCAAGTGCGCCCGTTGTTGTGTTGCGCGTCATCCCGCCAACGCCGTAGCCAATCATGCCAGCCGTCAGCGCAACGCTGGCGCCCGCCATTGCCGTCCCGCCGCCACCCTTGCCAAAATCTCCACCAAACATTGCGCCGAGGCTTGTCGCGCCCGCCGCGTTCTGGCCGTTGTTAAGAATCTTGTCCATAATCTTTGCCGCCGCAAAATCTGCAACGAGCTTCAGAAACATCGACTTGATGGAATCAAAGAACGAGCGCCACGAGCCGAGGCCGTTTTCCAGCATATTCGCGATGCCGTTCGCCACCGTCTGCTGGAACTGCTTCATGAACTGCTCGCGGATGGCCGCTTTCTCTTTCTCGGCCTTCGCGTCAGCATCCACGACAGCCTGTGCAGCTTTCTGCGCGGTGTCCTCTTGAATGACAAACCACGTATGGGCGGCCTGCTTCGCAAGGTCGTTGTTGACGCCCGGCAGCGCCCCACCCTGAAAGCCGTCCGCAATGGCGAACGCGCCCTTTCCAGCGGTCATGCCGCTCAGTCTGTCCATGCCAGCGTACTTCCGGGCCGCCGCGTCCGTGACCTTATCCATCGCGGCCGCGAGTTCAATCTCACGCACCGCCTGCGCCACCAGCGCCTCCGTATGCGCCTTGACGTAGCTAAGTTCACGTCGAGTTGCGGCCGCCTTGTCATCGTAGTTCTTAACGAGCTTTGTTACGGCTTCGCCTTCATCCGCGAGCGCCTTCTCATGCTTGGCCGTGGCTTCGGCCGCGCGCTTCGCCGCACCTTCTTCCTCATACAACGTGAGCTTCAAATCGCCGTGTGCAAGGTTCGCGCTTTTGGCGTGTGCAATATGCTCCGCATACGCGCCATTCAGATACACAAAGGCGGCCCCAACCGCCGTAATAGCAATGACTAACGGCGCATAGGGGCTTTCGAGCCATGCCACCGTATTCGCACGCACCGCCAGACTGAGCGCCGCCAATGCCCCAATCGCAGCCGGAATAGCAACCGCCGCCAGTGTGATGCCAATCGTGACGGCCAGTGCCTTGACAACGGTTTGATGTTCGTTCAACCACTTCAGGCCGTCTGTTACTGCCTTGATAAACTGCACGAGCGCGGACGTGCCGTTCGTTGTTCCTTCAAACAACTCCCCAAAGGCGTTTTTCAGTTGCGCGAGTGCGCCGCCAAACGTGTTGGCTGCTGCTGCCGCCGACCCACCCGTTTCCTTCGCAAGTTCTGCGAGGATCATTTTTTGTGCTTGCGCTTCATGGCCAGTATCAACCAGCGCCTTGATGACCTTGATCTGTTCTTGCGAAAATGAAATACCCGAACGACGTAAGGCCAACAGACCAGTTTCCGGGTCTTGCAATGCTTTGCCAAGTTGCAGCGCCGCGCCGTTCAAGTCTGTTCCCATTGCCGTGGCAAGATCGGCCGTGGCTTTTAAGGCGGCAGGAAATATGTCGCCTTTGATACTGGTAAATGTCAGCAAAAGGGCTTCAGCGCTCATGACGGCTTCATCCGAAAACGCCGTCAGATTTTGCATCTCACCGGCAAGCGCGGCAAGTTGCCCGACCGACTGTCCCGCTGCGCCCGCCGTAGACTTGACGCGCGCTTCAAGCTGCGCAAGCGCGAACTGTGCTTGGGAGGTCTCGTCAATAAACTTCTTGAAGATCATGCCCGCCGATACCGCCACGCCAAGCTTTGCCAGTGCGTCGGTGACGCTCGACGCCTGTTTCTCCGTTTGGCCAAGCTTGGTGCCAAGTTGGTCGAGCGTGGTAACGGCGCCAGAGGCGTCAACCTTGATGGACAGTGTGGCGAGATCGGCCATTGCTATTGTGTCGCCTCAATGGATGCGAAGAACGCGCCGTCCAGCGACCGCAGGACGCCAAACTCCCACGGCGACGGCGTGCGGCCCGTACACCGCGCCCATGCGTCGAAGTCCACCCATGTCAACGACGCCGGCCCGTTCATGCCTGATCCGCGCGCATGGTGCAACTCAAAGAACCACTCGACGAGGTAGGCATACCGACGCGGAAAGACGGGCGCGACAAGCTCTGCGCGCGCCGAGGCGTTGCCGCGTTTTGCGGCCAACTCCAAGTGCGAGCGCATCGAGGCGCCGTCTTTGCCACGGCTGGCGAGCGTGAAGACGTGTTTCGCATACGCAATTAGCTGGCGTTCCGCGTCGGAAAAAAACGTCCCAAATCCAGATAGGCTGCCTGCACTTGCTTTTGCATCCAGCCCGTGCGCGGGTCATCGTAGATGCGCCGGACGTTTGGCTCGGTGCAGAGCGTTGGCGGGGCGTCTGCGGCCTCACAGATGCCATCTGGCGCGCCGTTCTCGTCCCACCATGCCACCGTAATCGCCACCGTCTGCTCGAAGAGGTTCACGGCCCAATCAATCTGCGTGTCCTCCACCTTGCCATCGGCCAGCGTCAGCGCGGCGGTGGCCTTCTGCACAGCTTCGCGGGCTTCGTTGGAGTACAGCGACTTGATTCGCACCCGGAGGCCAGTATCAATCTTGGCGCCCAAATCGGCGGGGTCGTAAATCACCACGTCGGCGGTGTCTGCAGCGTAGCGGCTGGCCAAGCTAAACGGGGCGTTGGTCGTGCGCGGGATCGTAATCTTTTTCGTCATGGCGGGTGTGCGCTCCCTGAAGGAAGCTCTCGCCCCTGCCGCTGCACACACCAGCGTTCAGGTTGCCCCAAGACGCCAACGGCAGGGGGAGAGCAGAATCCAGCACGAACCAACAATCCACGCGCAAGTGTGCTTGCGTGTGTCCTACTTATGCGTCAATCGCCACGCTTGACGAGAAGGTGGCAATCGTGCCATCCGACCCCGTGGCCGCGACCTTCGTGCCGACCATCAGCGTCAGCGTTTCGATCTTCGGGCCGGTCTGCCCGCCCACCGGCGCGGACAAGGCCGAAATCTTGACTCGCGGCAGGAACACGTTGAAGCAGGGCTTCGGTGCGCTCGCCAGTTCCTGAAACAGCACATTGACCGCAAACTCGGTCTCGGCGTCGTACAGCGTCAGGTTCGAGAAGTCCGACCGGAGGCCCGTAATCGACCCCTTGACGCTCAGGATGTTGTCGAAAATGTCCGGCGAGACAAACGATCCGAGTACCGACTGCGCGTCTGCCGCAATCGTGAAGTCCAAGTCAATACCGGTGAACGTGGTCACCAGTGCGCCGTTGTACAGCACCGACGCATCGTCCGCGATCATGCTAATGCCCGTCGTGAGCGCAGGCGAGGTGAAGTACGGCGACGTGCCGGTGGTCAGGATCGAGCGATCCATGCCCTTGAACATCCACGAGCATTTGACCTCGGAGTTCGGCTTTGCGGAGAGCTTGAAGCCCACGACGCGGCAGCCGAGGAACAGTTCCGACAGATCGGTATCCTCGTCGTACTGCTCGATGGTGTGCGAGCGACGGGTCGGCGTGGTGGCAGACTTGACCTTTTTGAGTACCGTCAGCGTACCGGTCGAGGTGGCCGTAGCAACCGTAAACGAGGCAGGTGTGGTCGTGATCGTCAGCGACGTCACGGCAATCACCACCTTATTCAGATCGGCGTTCGCGGCGACACCCGTGGTCAGCCGGAACACGTCGCCCACCCGGATACCCTGCGTGCCGACCCAATCGCCACCCGTTGCCGTGACGTTGTTGGTGCCAACAGCTACACTGGTCATCGACGAGAAGGCAACCGCTGTGGATGTCACCCACGCCGAGCGCATCAGCCCCTCGACGAGGTAATCCACGGCGCCACCGGCCGTCAGTTCGGTATCGAACGAGCCGTCCACGGTCTTGCCGCCGAGCCGCCCCATCGTTTCGGTTCCGTCTTCGCGCAGCTCGGCCGAGGTGATCGGCGCGCGCTTGAGTTCAAGCCCCGACGAGCCGATGATACGCACCTGAAAGGCGCTCGTGACGGTGGCGGTGACACCGGCGGTCACTTCCTTCCGCAGTGCCACGAGGACGTTACTATTGGTTTGGATAGTCATGCGATTTCCCCTAGATGGTGTTTGCGGAGCGGACGATACATGGAACGGTGATCGGAATGACAGCCCACGCCCCATCCGTGGACTGCACTAACTGGCCGCGATACGGGGCAGGGCTGGTATTGACAATCACGACATTGGAATCCGTCAAAACGATCCCCTGTCGTGGTGGAAAAAGCGCAAGCAGCGCGTCGGCCATCGCAAAGAGCGCCGCCGTGGAGGTGTTGGCCAAGCCGTACACCTTGAGGACATACTGCGGCAGGGTTTCTACCTGTCCTAACGGGCCGAGCGTGATCTGCGCGACGGGGCCGGGAAGGTAATCTTCCTCGACAAACCAGCGGCCGGATGTCGGCGTAAAGGCCAAGTTTTCCCACGCGCGCGAGGCGGGCAGGCCGACGGCAATCGTGCGGCCGGCCGATGAGGTTTCGACGGCCCGTGCGGTGGCGACCGTCATCGTGAGCGCCGTCACTGCCGTAATAATGTCCACCGTGTTCGCCGCAAAGCCGGTGGGCGTAATCTCTTGCCCGACGACAAAGCCGTCGCTCAGGAAGCTGCCGGAGGCGCGCGTGTAGCCCGTGGTAGTCGCGGCGAGTGTCGCACTGCCCGTCGTGCAGACGGAGAGCGTGATCGCGCGGTTCCGAAGGGCGACCAACGCAAGCTGGTGCTTGATCATACGCCCAACTCCGTCAGCTTGCTTTCGACGATGCGATCAAACGCGCCGACGGTCAGCTTGACGGAATGGAAGCCGCCAACCGTCGACTTCTTTGGCTCGCGAAGAACATCCTTTTCCGGCATTGTTCCACGCGGATCGAAGGACGAACGGAGGTTGTCCTCAATCACGGGCGCATACGCCACGTTGGTCGAGACGAGCGCCGAGTTCTTGCTTTCAAACGTCAACTGCCACGACGCCTTCAGGTTGCCCGTATCCACGGGCTGCCCCGGTGCGCCAGTAACCGCCGAGCCATCGACAATAGATGCCTTGACGCCGGACGCCACGTTGATAAACAGCGCGTTCGACTTGCCCTGCGTCTTGACGGCGAACCGCTGCAGATCGTCGGCGAAGCTCATCGCGCCACCACAATTGTCGAGATGATGGCGTTTCCGTCCGGCGACACGCCGTCTACCGACCGCACCGTATAGACCACTCCGCCCCACGTCACGGACGCGCCCAACGCAGGCGCAGCACCGTAGGTTGAGGCGCCAAAGAGCAGCGTCCGCGCCTGTAGCAGCACCAGTTCAAGGGCCGCATACACGTCCGCATCGCCCGGTATTTCGACCGCGCTGCCGGCCACCGTGACCGTCGCGGCGCCCGTAAAGGTATCCGTGGCCGCGTCATAGACGCCCGGCGTCTGCTGCGTGAACGTCACCGACGCACCGGCGTCCGTGATATCATTTAGCGCGCCCGTGGCGTCATCTGCGTAACTCACCCGCGCACCAATGGCGTCATGAACGACGCGGCTTCAAGTAGAGGGCGCACCAACCGCATGACGCTCGGAAAACGCGCCAAGCCCGTTGGACGCTGAAATGGCTGATACTTTGTGGACAACACCGAAACGGTCTTGTCAATGACGCCGAGGTTCGGATCAAGCGCCGCAATATCTGTGGTGCCAGCCTTGATAAACTGGAAGGCTAGCTCACACGTCGCGTCTTTGATACGCAGCGGGATAATGTTGGAGACGTAATAGTTCCACGCAAAGTTTGGCGAGTCAGGGTTACTCACCCATGCGCGAGGCCACGCCAGCACTTGCGTGCTATCGGTGCGCGCGCCTTGCCACGTGAGCCACGTGAGTTCGCGCGTCGCTTCGACCATCGCGGCCTTTTCCGTTTCCGTACACGTCGAGCCAGTGATCGACGTCCATGAAGACGCATTGAGGCGCGCCGCCATGTACGCAATCTGCTCCACCTCGGTCACGTAACTATTGGCCGTTGCGCTCCCAACGGTTGCCACGATGGTAATCGCCATAAGTCATCTCCAGTGGGCGAGGGAGTGGGGTGCGCCACTCCCTGCGCTTACACTAGAACTATCCGCGAACGATGGCGCCGAACTCCGGTCGCACCACGTTGCAGCCGTACAGCACGTCGAAACTGAACGTGGTCTGCTTGTACTGACGGCTCACTTCGAGGCGCAGGGCGATGCCGGTGACCGGATCAACCTGCGACTGGATCGTGCTGCCGTATCCGGCGATGCTCTGAAGCGGACGCGACGCAAACGCAAACGCATCGCGGTGGAACATCAAGTTCGGGACGTAGGTTTCGCCAGCGACTGCCGTGCCAACCGTGGTCAGGGTAATCGTGGCGCCCGACGCATACGCCTGACGCAGTCCGGGGTAGATCGAAACGGTGAGCGTGGTCGAGGTGACCATAGTCGCATTGGCCGTCACAACATAGAAGCCCTGCACGCCCGTTGCGACGCCGAAGATATCGCCGATTAGGACAGTGCCAGAGCTAGACGCCAGCACGGTGATTGACTTTGCACCGGCCGCGTTCGTACCGTCAAACTTCCAGACGCTCGTCACGGTGGAAAGCGCCGTGCCGTTCGTGTGCGTGTTCGACGTCAGGTTCTGATCCATGTACCAATCGACGCCGAGCTTGCGACCCACACCGCCGCCGATGATGCCACCACCGTCGCCGCGCTCGTTGAACTTGAGGATTTCCGAGTTCAGCAGGAGGTTGCCTTCTGCGTCTGGATCAATCACGCCATAACGGTCATTGATCGGCGTGAGGGACTTGTTCAACTGCTTGCGCGCGGCAGCCGCCGCGACGGACAGCGTCGTAAACGGGGCCGTACCCGCCGTGCCGCTGATGTTGTAAAAGGACTGCGCCTTCGACAGAATATAAGCATCGATATCGTTACCGAGCGCCTTGATTGCCTCAGATGCCTGCATCGGCATCGTATCTTCCATCACCGACACCATGTCGTTGTCGTTCATCTGGAAGGGCGCTTCCATCCACCGGTCAAGCGTGACCAGCGCGACGGTTGGGCTGGAGTCCACGTTCGCCGCATACGTCACGGCAGGCGTGACCGCGCGGGCCGAGATCGCCGACGGGATCGGGATGTTGATGACGTTACCCTTCTGCTGCGCGAGGGTATCGTAAGACTTATTGACAAGCTGCGGCAGAATCGCGTTCTCGCGAAGGGCGCGAAGCCCCTGTGCCAGCAGCTTGGGAAGAACATTCGTAATCGTGTTCGACATTGTGAGCGCCTATGATTGGTAGTGTTAGCGAACTTGGGCTTTGCCGGTTGCGATGTCCTCGATATCGGCTTTCGACCAAGTCGCACCTTCGGGAATGATCCGAGCGCCTCCGCTAGAGGCGTGCGATTTGGTGGCCCCGCCACCACTACTGCCAGAGCCTTCGTAAAACTCTGGATAGAGCGCCTTCAACTCCTCGGACACGTATTTATCAACTGGCGTGCCGGGGCGTTCTTTGAGCATCGGCTTTCCATCTTCCGTCAAGTCGTACTCGCCAGCGGTCAGCTTGAACAGTGCTTCAATCCGATCCGCGCGCGCGCCCGACTTTGCCATCTCGCTCTTGACAACACGATCCAGCTTCATGCGGCGATTCTCGGCTTCCAAGAGTGCCGCGCGTTCCGTCACTGGCTGGTACGTCTTGTCCAGATCGAGCTTCACTTCTTGGCGAAGCCGTTCCAACTCCTGCGAGTTGATGCCGACCTTCGCCGCCTTTGCCGTCTGCTCTAGCTCGGCGAACTTCGCTTCGAGGATTCGGGTTGCGGCCTTCGCTTCCTTCTTCTCGTCGCGCTCTGCGTCGAGCGCCCGTTTGAGCGCGCCAGCGCTGGTAGCCATTTGTTCGGCCAGTTGTGCGTCGAACTCGTCCTGCGTGTACGTCTTTGGTGCGTCGGGTGTCTCAGCCACTGGCTGCGTCCTTGTAGGCACTGCCTACGTTGAGAGAATTTAGCACATCAGAAACAAATCGCAATCACACAAGCGTTTTTAGAACGCCATCTCAGCAACCAGCGCACTCGGCTTGCCATCGCCGTCAATCAGGGCAGGCAAGCGGGAGAGGTAGTCATCCGGCTTGTCCTTCAAAGCGTTAGGCAAGGTGTCGCCAATCAGCACGACGCGGCCGGGGGTGCGGCGGTTATGCGCTTGCCGCGCCTTTTCCAGATGTACCGCGCTGATAATCATGTCGGGCTTCGTCAGCCATTCGCGCCCGTCAATCACGCCGGTCAGCGTAATCGCGGTAGCGCCGGAGGTGAGCGCGTGGCCGCCATCGGCGTGCATCACGACCGACTCCCGCAGCCAGCGGTTGTGGGCCTCTATTCCTTCTTCTGGCTTTGGGGCTGGCGCGTCTACCCGAAGCGCGCAATCGGCGCCCAAAATGGTAATCCGCGCGAACCCCATAAAGATGGCCAAGTCGAGGGCGCGGTTGACGCTATTTAGCCCGCTGCCACATTGCAGCGTCGAGGGATAAAAGATTTGATATAACCACGCTTCATACGGGATGATTTCGCCGTCCATCTCCACGGGGCGATGTTCGATCCCGACGTAGTTGTGGAAGTAGCGAATCTGGCGCTTGCGTGCGTGGAGCAGTTCGCTCAGGTGCGGATGCACCGTCGAGGCCAGCAGGTACTCCACGTCCGGCGTCGAGCGCCATTCGTTGAGCATTTCCGGCGTCTGATCTACGGTAAAGCCGTGTGTCGGTTGGTACCCGTTGTCGTGCAACCATGTCAAGGCGCTATTGCAGCCCCAGATTTGATCGGCTTGCGGACACCATTCGGCGGCGTGCTGGTTGGCGCTCGGCCCGGCCCCGCACAAGACGAGGTGCTGCCCTTTCGCGCTGTCTTGGATGGCGACGTGCAAGTTGCTGCCCGCCTTTGACATCGCGGCAATCGCGGCGGTAAGGCGCTTTTCAATCGGAATGTCAGGCGCGGCCGCAACAAACTCCGCAAACGCCACCGGATCGTGCTGCCGGAAACTGTCGGAGGCCAGCGTTTCCCATTGGCAAGCGTTGGCGTGAATCCATTGCGGATACTGGTTCTTTAGCCCGACCGGGTTCTGTAAGTGGATATGGGCGCCCGGTGCTTGCGTAGACTCAAACGATTGCCCGTCCCGTTCCCTGATGCGTCGCCGTGTGCGTGCGGCTCCCATTATTGTGCCATCCTTGCGTAAACGATGCTCAGGCATCGGCAGTTGCTTACGACGATGTTTTGCGCTATCATCCATCCATCCTTTGCTTGGAGATCGTAGATATGCCCAGTCGCCGTGAAATCCCGAATCTCGATGATCTGGTCCAGCGTTATCGCTCCGGCACTTCGTTCAATAAGCTCGCGAATGAAAGCGGGTATAGTCGATGCCACCTGTTTCGATGTTTCACCGAGCGTGGTGAGCCAATGCGCGGCCGGTCCGACGCCGAGCGCCTCAAGTGGCAAGAAATCAAGCGCGACCCCGAACGGGTGCGGCGTCAGGTCGCCAGCGCCCAAAAAGCTCGACGGGGGATGCGCGACACCATCGCGGTTCGCCTCAAACGGGCGGTGACCTGTTACGAGCGCCTCGCGCATATCGGTCCATGGGAGGCCCCGATCATCGACGCCATCTGCGCGAAAGACCGGAGATTTATACCTCAGTTCCCGATCGGCCCCTACAACGTCGATGTGGCCATCGGTGAACTCGGCGTCGCCGTGGAGGTGCAAGCTACCTACCATCCGACTGGTTCGACTCGCCCCGAACGCATCGAATACCTCCTCGATGCGGGATGGGCCGTGTTGATCGTCTATGCCATCGCGGTCAGGACCACGGGATTCAACGGACCGGCCATCGCTGAACAGTGCGCCGCCTTTGCGGAGTGCGTGAGCCGGGACCCATCCATCCGGTGTCAGTACGGGATGATTGGGAGTAAGGGTCAGCGTGTGACCCCGCGCGGTTTTCAGTTCCCGAAACGGCCCAGAGTAGACGGTTTTTAGCCCGCCGACAAAAGCGCCAGAAACAAGGGTCCCCGCAGGGAAGCAGTTATACGTGGATTCGCCGGGGATCATTTCCCCATTCGAGTAGGTTTCGTCAATCGGAACGGTTTCCCCTTCCATCGCGATATGTTCCTCGCGCTCGCGCTTGTCCATCACGCCCTTCCACTGCTTGACCAGCACGTCGCGCTCGCCCAACAAGCCCTTCTCTTTGGCGTCCTTCCACGAGAGGTCTTGGCCCAACTTGAAGGCGTCTAGCGTGGCAGTACGGGCGTTGGTCTCGGCATTGAAGGCGATCATGCGGGCGCGGTAGGCCGCTTCCATCTTGTCCACTTGCGCGGTCGTGAGATCGCCGCGTTTCGTAATGCCGTCGAACCGCTTGTCGCGCAACTCGTAGCCGAGCGCTTTCCCTTTATCGCCAGCCACCAGCGCATCGCGGTAGTTCTGGATAGCGGCTAACTGGTTCGGTGCCAGCGCCAGCACGTCACGCAAGGCAATCGCCGTTGTCCGTGGCCCGGCGCCCGCCTCAAGTCCGGCCTGAATCACGTCCCGCCCGGTCTGGCGGGTCTCCGTGGCGAGCTTCTGCATCATCTTCGTATCCAACTGCCGCACCGCG